GTATTATACTTACATCCACGATAAGTTGCTTGTGACATTAGGTTTTCTCCTTAGTGTTTAGTTAAAGAGCGTTCCTTCAGTCGGCGTTTGCGTTCGCTATTTGCGAATAGCGAATGAACGACCCGTTCCGCGTCGGCTTACTTCCGTCTCTAAGAGATGAACGTGCTGGTATTTATCACATTACGTCTGTAACATTTGTTACCGAATAAGCATTATGTAACGCCCAGATACAGAAATAGATGATTATACTAAAAATTATTACAGAATTAATGATTGCAGTTTTCATCTTTCGTCTCCAGATATGCTAGTCTTAGAATGTAGTAGATGATATAAGCCGTTCCTATTAATCCTACGCCTAGTATTGTGAATACTCCCCATGGCAATTCATTCATCTTCTTCGTCC